TGTTGATGGCTTACTACTACTTGTGTTTGAATTAGTTGTTGTGGTCGGTTTATATCCAGTTTCGTTCTTTAAATCAACACCCTGATATAACTCGCCAAACATCTTTTCATACTCGTTAAGAGCACCATAAGTAGACTCCCATAACTCCTTAACAGTCTCATCCTTACCATCACCATACTGACGGTTATACATCAGCATTTGATAATAAAGTTGGTTCTTAGAGTTATTACGGATATCGTTTAGAGCTTGGTTATATAAAGCGTTAGGGTCGTTAAGCTTCTCGTCGAGAGCTTCCATCTCACGCTCGAGTTGTGCTTCCTGAGAATTATAAGCCTCATCGATAGCATTAAGTGCCTTATCGAGTGCACTTTCTTTTTCAAAGTCAGCCAACTCACTCTCTGCATCGGATAACTCTGCCTGAAGTTCGAGTTTGCGCTTTTGTGCCCACGCAGAGTCATCATTTTCTAACATAGAGAGTTCTGCTCTAATGTCAGAAACCGCCTTACGTTTTTCGCTCTGTTCTTCCAGACGCTTCTCTTCGTCATACTGTTCTTGAAGCATCTCTTTTTGCTTGTCATAAAATTCTTTTAGATTATCAAGCTTCTTCTCGAGCGCTTCTTTTTCGTTTTCGATATCCTGTTTAAGCATATCGACGCGGAATTCAATAAGTTCTTCAAGAGTATCTTTCGCCTCATCACGAAGTTCCTGCATACCCTTGAATACTTCTTCCTCGTATTTGTAATATTCATCGAGGGTGATTTCGCCTTGTTCGTATGCCGCTTTATAAGCGTCGTCAAGCCATTTTAAAAACTCAGCCGTGGTTTCTTGTTCCATAGCGACAAGGTGTTTGTGATAGTTATACATCGTTTTAAAGATGTTTTCTTCATCTTCCTTATCCTTGTCTTTTGAACCAGAACCAGAGCCAGACTTTGAGGCATATATATCGGTGAGCTTTAATCCTTTTAGCGCTTTAAGATTATTGATTGAATTGACTGTTTGGTCTTTAATGGTGTTAATCGCGTCAATTCGTCTATCAGAAGCATCTTTTTGGTCGCTTATCCAATCATCAAGGTCTTGACCTCCGACTGTGACAGAGCTGCCACCAAAATTAACTTTAACAGTACCGCCGCTAACTCCGGTTCCTCCGCCACCAAAAGCGGATGAGAAGTAATGACCAATACCTTTCCAATTACCGGACATAGCGTCGGATATAGCGTTACCAAACGCCGACAATGCACTTGATGCTATATTCTTTAATCTGGAGAAAAGGTTTGTACCATAACTATTTGTCGCCTTAAGACCACCAGAGTATCCTTGTTCGTGAGATGCAACGATTGTCTCGGCATACGGTTGCCAGATATTTTCTGTTGCTTGTACGCCAAAATCTGAGCCTTGTGCTAACTCGTCATTTAAGGCTTCCTCGTTGACCTGAAGTTCTCCGTCTTTAAAATTAACATAGTTTTGACCCTGTAAATCATTGAGTTCAGAAATTTTATTAACAAGGTCTTCTTCTTGGTCAAGCTTACCGTTGGCACTCATATTTTCAATTTCTTGAATTAGATTTGCCTTTTGGGTTTCAAGCGCGAGCTGGTCATTTAACACCCGTTCAGTTGCTTCAAGCTCTGCAATCTTCGTATCTATTTGAGCGTCATATTCTGCTTCGTATGTATCGAGAATAGCTTGAAGCATATTTTTCTGACCCTCTATAGAGCCGTCTGTGAATAAATTAGCATTTTTAAGCAGTTGTGGATATTGTTCAACCAATTCCATAAGTTGACTTTTTGTTAATGCCGTACCTTCTTTGAGTTTTTCCATTGAAGATACGAGCTTATCAATACCGTCAACAGCGCTATCAATACCGTCTAAGAAAGTTGTAAAGTCAAAAGGCTCAATATAATCAGCGTTCTGAAAACGCATCTCGTCAATTTTCTGTTGTAATTCAGTAATTGACATAGAGCCTTCTGCTTCAATAATTTTAACAGCAAATTCTAATTCCTTCGCGGTTAATTCATTAAAGAACGCATCAATTTCATCTGCTGTGCCAGAAAGACCTTCTTTAACTTTCTTGATATCTTCATCAATACCAGTCGAGTCTATTGATAACTTAATTGCCGCTATTGCATCAGACGATAATCCGCTTTTCTCTAAATCGGCGATGATGTTATCAACGGTCTTTTTATACTCATTTACATAGAGTTGCCCACCATCATAAGAACCTTTTAACTGGAATAATCCTAACAGTGCGTTCTGCACTTCTGGTTCTGCCTCGTAAATAGGATTAAGGAAATTTTCCGACAAATAATCCTTAATTTCGTCCTCTTTCTTTAGTCCGGTGTCTTCCCAGTTGATAGAACCAATGATTTTTGTGAGCGCAGTCTGCATATCTGTATCAAGCTCTTGGAACCCAGCGTCAAGTTGCGCATAAGCGACCGTAGACTTTCTAAGTTTTTCCCACTGAGCATTGATTTTGTTATTATATTTTTCAATAGTTGAATTATAGCCCGCTGCGCCATTTGCATATTGTCTTTCCAGTGCATCCCAGTCTATATCCGCTGCAATTACCGTGTTGTTATATGTTCTGGTCGTTGGGTTAAAATCAACTTCTGTCTCGGTATATTCAATACCAAGTGTGTCGAGGGCGTTCTTATAATTTGCCGCCTTGTATCGATTTGGGTTTCTATCCGACCGATTACTACTATCCCATTTATAACTTTCACCCATTTCTTTGACGAGATTATACGCATTTGTTAATTTGCGTAACTCAGTCTCTGTTTTGGTGATTTCTTTGTTATACGCTTTCTGGGTATCGTTAATATTGTCGAGAGTGTCTCCCATTGTTTTGGCAATGGTTTCATTAGTTGCCATTCGTTCGGCTTCGACTAAGTCGTTTAAGGACTGTGTTAAAGTATCAGCCGAATACGACAGAGCAAGCATTGCATTGCCTTGCTCATCCATTCCAAGATTAAGTTCCGGGAACAATTCTGCAATTTTGTTATTGAGTTCTAAAAATTCAGCATATTCTTCATCAGTCAAACTGACTTTATTACCAAACTCGTCAACACCCTGAGCCAACTCAACAAACCGAGGAATAATCTCTTCTGTGGAGTTTTTAAGGTTTTGATAGTTGCTTACCGCTGTTGTAACAGTAGAATTTAAACTCTGGTATTCAGTTTCTAAATCTTCCAAACTTCTGCTTGAACCATCGATTGCGCTTGTAAGCATTAAGACACCATCGATAACAACAGAGATTGCTAAAGCAATCCAACCCCAAACCGGGATTGAAGCCATTAGCGATTTGAAACTTCCGGCAAGGGTTTTATTCGCTACCGTTAATGTGCTATCAGCGGCTGCAAGACCGAGGGTTGTTAAAATTTGTTGAGCTTGAACATCGGTTAGTTGCCCATTTACAACTGCCTGTTGGATTTTGGTTACTAACGCTTTTTGTTCAGCAATCGTCAGTTTGGATACGGCTATAGACAACTCTTCAGTAACCTGTTTTTCTTTTACCAACGCGGCAACTAAAGGATTAAGTCGCGTACTTGTTTCTACCGCACTGTGTGCAATTTTCAAGCTCTTATATAACATTACAGAACTAATAATTGCAGGTAATAAAAGATGTAATTCTTCAAGCTTATTTAATACATTTAATAATGCTGTTCCTAAATCAACAACACCCTTAACCAATCTGCTCTCAAATAGATTTGCGGAAAATGTTTCAAAGGTAGCCTTAAATATCGAAAGCCTACCCTCAATAGACTCGAGATATTTTTCGTTCTCAGCCAATGCCGAACCAGCGGAGTCGGCTGAAGTTTTAATCGCCTTTTCTGCGATTGTGAAATTCTCTAAGAGGGCTGCAACGACATTAGAGTTTCTTTTACCGCCGACCATTTCAAGAATGTTAGCTTTAGATATATCGGACAGTTCATCCCATACATCTGATAACTCTTGTAAAATTTGGTATGTTGATTTGAAAGTATCTTCGTCGATTTGGATATCAACCCTATTGCCGGTTAAAGCAAGAATTTCGCCTCTTAATTCAGAGACACTACTTGCCATTCCGTCGGTAGACTCTCCAGCATCTTCCGCTTCTGTCTTGGCGGCACGTAGATACATTGATAATGTTTTCATAGTGGTTCCGACTTTTTCTGGGTCTTGTACCACTGTATTTGCGGCTGTCACAAGTGCTATTGTTTCATCAATATCGTTGCCTGCGGCACGCATCGCGGCTGCCGAGCGTAATAAAGCATCGCCAACGCCCTTAGAGGAAATAGCATAGTTATTACCAACTTCGTTAAATTTGTCTACAATAGACATAACATCATTGGCTTCAACACCATACGCTTGCATTGTCGCAATAATACTTTCAGATGCGGTGCTTATATCCTCAATACCGTCACCAACATTTTTATATACAATTGCAGCATCTGCTAATTTCTCAGCCTCACCAATATTAAATCCAAGACGAGCGAAGTCTGCTGATGCTTTTACGACATCAGAGAGAGCAGCGCCGAGGTTTTTAGCACGAATGGTTGCGTTATCTAAAAATTGATTATATGTAGCGTCGGTTTCGTCCGTAACTTTTTTTAACTCCGTCATCGCGGTGTCTAATTCGACTACATTTGAAATCATTTGTCTTACGGCACGATATGCAGCCATAATAACCTGAGATATACTAAACCACGTATTGAATTTTTCAGCAAGACCGCCGACCCTATCTGTTAAAGATTTAGTGGCATCGCCGTTTAATGTGATTGTATCTTTTATTCCTTTGAAGGCAACATCAGCCTTGTTTGTAGAGCTGGTAAGTAACTCTACATCCTTAACACTCGGATGAAGTTTTTGTGCATACGCATTATAAACACCTCTTAATGCCTCGGCTTCAGCTTTTAAGTTTACATACGCCTCTCGACTCTCAGCATTTTTACTATGTTCTGCCTTCGTCCACTTTTTTATTGCCGCTTCAAGCTGTATAATAGTGTTTAAATATCCCTTTTCCGCGGTCTGTCTTTGTTTCATAGTAGCGATGCTATTCGCGTCCGCTTGTGTTTTTTGTGTGGTAGCAGTAGTATTTGCTCTTTTTGCCTGTGTGTTAGCGTTAGTAGCCGCAGTGTCTTTAGCGATTTCTTGAGCCGTGCCACCACCTGTAACTTTGACGGCGGCTGTGGTGTCTAACTTTTTACAAATATCGTTAATTTGAGTTTGTAAAGTTGTTAAAGTATTTTTATTGATATCAAAATCTACTTGAATTTTAGGCGGATTTTTATTCAAATCAATAACGAGTTGCGCGATACCTTTCTGCATTTCATCAAGGCTCAGTTTTGGGTCAACACCAACGGTTAGCAAAAAATCAGCACTACTTTCAATAACAGCCATATATTCTCACCGTCCTTTTCAAAATAAATAAAATAAAGGATTGGCTCACGCCAATCCTTATTAGTTGATATAATTTAGTTGTAAATATCCTTTACTTTGATATCGATAATCCCAAACTCGTTGGAATAATTAGCCATATAGTTATGAATGGCGCTTTCAATAAAATGCAACCCTTCTCTTTCTTGTAAACTTGGAATATTGAATGATGAAGCATAACCGTGTTGCGACCCCGCCCAGATACCATATACAGTATTAGAAGCAGAATACCCTTTGTTTAATAATGCAGCAATATTATCAATTCCTTCGTCAAAATAATCAGGGGCAAGAGACTCTCGTTGCAAATATTTTTCGTCATATGTTTCAGAACCACCAAACCAAATTTCGATTTGATATTGGTTCTTACCGACCCTAACAGGAGCCCCGTGTTCTAATTTGGTTAACGCACTCACTGCTGTGACCCCAAGACCTCTACCATTGAGACCCCCGCCACCTTCTGCGATAGCGTGGCTCTTGATTTCATTCTGAAGAACCTCAATAAATTTAGCCGCCGCCATATTTATCCCAGAAACCGTTATACGTTTGCCTTTAGATATCCCGCCTCTTAGTATAATATCATCAGTTTTTGCCTCTATTTTTTTTTGAAAACTATCAGACTGTGTATATTTCCGAGCTTTACTCAAAATAGACTGCATATTGATACTTGCCATCATTCATCACCTTATTTAGACTTTAATGCCTCAACGAGTTTTGCCTCGTCGATACCTCCATTACCAAATGCGCTAACGAGATTAGTGAAGTCCTCGGGTTTAACACCAGAGAACATACCCTCGAGTTGCTTCTGTAAGTTATCAAATGCAGAATATAGTTCTGTCATCTGTCTATTTACAGCCTCAATGTTAGCCTGTGCAAGATGGTTAATCTTATCGTTCACCGCACACATAATCTCATTGAACTGCTGTGCATTTACACGATGCAACACTTCCTCGATTGCGTTAGTCTGATAAATTAACTCATACTTGTGCTCAACATTATTCGGTAATGTGAAGTTAGCATACTTTTCCAGAATACAAGTTTTAACCGCGAAGTCTTTAACTTCGGGAATATAAGCTCCGTCCTCGGAAGAGAAACAACTTTTTGTTACGCTGTCAACGAACTCAAGCACTTCCTTAAAAGAAAGTGTCTTCTTGACAGTAACCTCGACACCATACCAGTCAAAAGTTTCGGTAGGTGTATAATTCTCTTTCATAATCTTGTCCAAAGCGTTGATTGAAATTTTCTTGGTCTTAGCCATTACGATTTCCTCCTTTAGTTCCTTTTCGTTTATTTATAATATTAAAGAGCAATTCTGTGCGCGGGTTTTCGTTGTCATACCCACATTGTAAAACCAACTTAGTAATATGCTTACTGTCGTCATCTACGACCATCCCGCTTTCAACCAACCCATCTAATACAAACTTTGGGACACTATTATCGAGGTCGTGTCTTCGATTTGTGGGGTAATAAATGGTCTGACTTATTTCACATTCTTCGATGTGCAGGTTAGCATAACCTTGTTCGTTAACGAACCACTTAATAAAGTCCTTCCATTTTTGTTTTAGACTATTCATAGCGGGTCGCTTCATTATCATCCAAGTATTGATACTCTCGTGATAGGGATGTTTGATTGGTCTCTTTTTTGCTTTAGGGTGTAGGGTAAAATAATATTTGGAATACAGGTCAAGAACATTATTATCAATCGTCATAAGGAGTTTATTTGGAGACATCTTCAAAGTGAAAACCTCCAGCAGTCTTTTGTTTACCACTACACGCCTTGCGTATAGAGGTGTAGTTAATATTTAGCTCCTTTGACGCCTCTTTCACCGACTTGTAAATACGATTAGTCTCTACACATTTTACTGGTCGGTATCGATGCTGATAATACTCGTCTAATTGTTCTTGAGTAAAAACAATTCCTTTATTCCATACATTTTGTCCAAGAATACCGTCCTCGTGCATTTTCTTCATAGCCTCGGAGCGTTCACGGGATGTCTTCTTTGAGTTTTCGCTAATTTTACGACGAGTTTCTTCTGTAACCTCGTGTCCAATAAGAGCGTTTCTTATGTTGTCACGTGTTGATTGTGGTCGTATTCGACCAGTATGAATTGCGCGGATTTTCTCGATTGTTTTTGGTAGTATTCTATCGCTACCATTTCCGCCCAAATCGTTGTTATATCCAAACTCATATTGATAACTGTTATATAGTTTGATTAACTCCATTTCTTTAGCATTAGCTTCTTCGGTTGTTAATCCGGAAAAAAGTATCTCGTGAGAAAATCCCTCATCCCATCCATATTTTTGAATTGCTCTGTAAAAATGTTCGTTATCTTTATACCTCGAACCTTTAGCACCCCAACGGTCGCTTGGTTTCTTCCGTCTTGTGATGCCTATATACACCTTTCCGTTAATCAGATTGGTGTGTTTATACACAAAATATCCCGAGGTTTGTGTATTAGCCATACAATCACCTCATTATTGAAAAATAACCTGCGTCGAAATGACGCAGGTTATTTATTTAAACATTATTTATCGCGGTTCTTCCGATTAGTCGTCGAGGTCGTCTTCGTCAAGTTCGACTTCGATGTAGTCATCTTCAAACTCATCGTAATCAATAACGCCGTAAGCGTCACTTGTAACATCCTCAACTACCTCTGCGTTGTTTACCGCTTCGTTTTTCTCTGTGGGTGTAACCGCACGAGAGGCTTCAATTTTGGCAAGGTAGATGCTACCACATTCAGGGGAGCACGCTACTTCTTGCCAACGGAAGACACCTGCGATACGCTTTAATGTGTGGCAAGCTTCATATTCCTTACCACACACTCTACAAACCTTAATCGCAGTTGCCACTATTCAGACCTCCTGATTAAGAAGCGGGAGTTGTCTCTACATAATCAGCGGCATTAGCGCCGAAGATTGTGTAAGTCCAGAGAGAACCGCCTGCTCCACAGGCACCAGCGAGAGCCTCTGCCTCGAAAGCGTGAACAGTCTGGCTGTCGCCCATCTCAAAGCTAAATTCACCGCTGAAGTCTGCTTTAGGAATAAGGAACTGGATGCGATATACATTAGAACACTTATCCTCAGCAAAGGCATCGATATAAAGTAAGCACTTACCAGAGTAAGAGTCGCTCATATTCTCAAGAACATCAGCAGTAATCTTTCTCTTGTAGTAAACTACAACCTCAGTACCGTCTGTAAGACCAGAGAAAGCAAGAGCCTTTGTTTTGGGGTCGTATGTAAACTTACCAGTAGCGGCTGCGGTGTCCTGAGTTAACTTTTCACCACGAGTACCGTCTGTATTTCTTACGAAGATGTTTTCGATTTCGTTACCGGTTGTACCAACAGCAACGAAAGTAGTGGTAGCAGCGTTGGAAGTAACGGTGAGATAGTCAGTCCAGAGAACCTCGGTTACTTTATTTTCAAATGCGCCACCAGTCTGGAGCTCAAGCAAGCCACCAGAAACAAGACCGTTGTTACCGCTAACAGTAACAGCCTTATTGCGCTTTAACGAGGTGAGCTTACGACCTTGCTTACCAGTAACTTCCTGAGAGTCCTGAGTCTGAGCAATAGTAGCGCTCTGAAGCTCGTCTAAAGTGAATTTGTACGCACCTGTTACACAGTCAAAAGCAGTGATAGTCTCAAGACTGGTAATGGTAATATCGTTAATATTCATTAGCTTTCCTCCTATTGAATTATTAGTGTTTAAGCCAATTTAAGTCTTCTTGGCTCAAATCCTTGGCGTTGATTGTACCTGAATACACGCCAAACATACGATTATCATAGTCAACCTTTTTGATTATCTGTCTAACACTCTCGTTAAATTGATAAATGGAGAGACCTTTCGTCCCCTCAAAATCATATTTGAATTCCTTTGTGTTGACTAAGGCAACTATGAGCGACTCAAGTTGTGAGTCTTCTGCACGATTTCTTTTACGCTTGATTTTAGCCCGAGCCCTTTCAAGCATATAATCTTTAGCTTCTTGATTTGCAGGCTTTTTACGGTTCTTTTCAAGGTGGTGAAGTTTTCGTAATACACTTGCAATTTCCATTTGCACAGCACGGTTGATTTCTACCTCAGTCTCGGTGTTGATTAACACAAGACTATTTTGTTCCTCCGATACCGCTATCTGAAATTTAGATAAATCCAAATCTCCAAATATTAGACTTGTGTCTTGTTTTTTTAGGGCGGGAAAAAGCCTTAAAAATAGTTCATAGTCATTTATGGTAGTGAAGTCAATTCCAACATCATCAAGCTGAACCATTAAATCCACAGGCATAGCGGTTAGGATGGAAACAAGATTGTAATACTCATCCTCGTGGTCAAGCACCTGTCCGACCGTGGGAATAACAATCCTGATTTTTTCTTTGCCTTTCTTGGCTTGCTTTAATTCGTACTGTGTTTCATATAAGAATTTTCGTACAGCCATTATCCTATTTTACGATTGCTCGGCACAGGCTTTTTAGGGTCATAAAGACGGTTAAAGTCTTTTGCGCTAAAGGTCATAACCTTACCTTGAAAGTCTGTCATAGGAGCAAAGCGTTTCACAGAAGTAAGTTCAAGTTCACCAAGACCATAAAAGCGACTGCCGTTAAGTTTCTTGGCTATCTCTGAGCATAACTTATCTGTCCTAACACCACCCTTGGGCAGTTTAAGTAAGCTCTTATGTGTAAACACCCACACAAACATTGTGGGTAAAAAATATGTTTTACCAACTGCGCGTTGGATATCGACATCAACACAGATAAATGTTTTGCCTTGTTCCACAGTATCGGGAACAAACTCAAACGGAAATACCTGTTTATAAACAAGAGACTCTGCGTTTTCTAATGAAACGTCCTCATTAACCAATTTAACGATTGCTTCGTTGGTTAACAAGTCTTCCATACAGGTGTTCTTGTAATCAAAAAACTCTTCAAGTTGCATTACAACCACACCTTCTTTCCTGTTTCAGTAACATTTTCTTCATCGGAGTCAACAATAGGAGTATCGTCCTTATTGAAATGTTTATAGTAATCCGCAATACCTAACTCAAGATTGTCGTCATCGGTAGTCTGTACTTCCTGTAAGACGAAGCCAAACACACCCTTGCCGTTATATACCTGACCAACCTTTAACGGTTTGGTCAAAGCATACGCAAGTTGCTGGCTGGAGTCAGGGTCGTCAATTAAGAAACGGAAATCGCGATTAAGCTTAACCGTCTCTGCATTTCTCGAAATAATCAATGCCATACGCGAGTCGCCTCGTGTAACGATGAATTGACGGTCTTCGAGTTCACCTGTAAGATATTTTGTTCCGTCCTCAACAATACACCATTGCTCACAAATCTCGCCCTTGTCATTTACCCACTTTAACAGGTAATTGCATTGACGCATTTTGGCTCTGGTGTTGATTTCGGTGTTGGCGTCTCGCTCCATAACGAGCCAGCGATGACCCATCCAGTAAACGATGCCGCCGCAGTCAATATCTTCACCGGGCAAGGAGTGAATGAATTTAATGTTTAGGTTGTCGGTGTCGATAATTTCAACCTGCCTCTCAACATCATCTATCGTTACACTATGGTAAGATAAACCGTCGGGAAGCTTGGTGTTGAGCATACGCACTTCTCTCTGGAGAGCAGCGTTGCGTTTCGTACCACCCTTAGCAGTTATTCTGCTTTGGTATAATTCCCAAACATCCATCACGCCACCTCCTAAACTGCATATTTTGCTTTCAATTTATTACAAATTGAGATAGCACGGAATACCTCGCGCTTAACCTTGTGAACCTCGCACTCAGGGTTGTCAATTAGGAATTGTAAAATTGCCAACAGAGTTAAATAGTACGGGTCGTTGTTAAGAGCAACGATAAGTCCTTTACAGCCAAGAAGTTCTATTTGTAGGCTCTTCATATATGTAGTCAAAGATGCTTCTTCTTTCTCTCGTATAGGGAGAATTTTGAAAAACAAATTCACGAGATTTCTGAAATAATTGCAAAGAAGTTCTTTGGTAACAGGAATACCTGTAACGGTATCAAGCATCATAAATGCAAATCCGTCAAATCCCCGTGATTAAACGAATACTCCCTAATCATATTCAAATAATCTTTCTGTGCCTTTGCGTAAGCATTACCAACGCGAAGCAACAGTTCAGCAGGGGAATAAGTAGAAAAGTCTTTTGTGTTCAACACATTCTCCAAGAGTTCCTGTTTATACACATACGGCTTAAGCCACTGAACAACCATTCCCTCGGAGACAATATCGACGATTTCGTCAATTCTGTCTGCGGGAATTTCTAAGTTAAAAACTCTATTTTCATCATCCTTGGTAGTCGCAAAGTTAAGCCCACTTACTTTCTTGAAGTTACTGTTACTAACAGCAGTGTGCATATACTTATCAACTATTTCGGTTCTTGAAGCGTCGTCCAGAGAGAGTAAGTCGAATTCGGTAATCTTGGAGAGAAAAGCAGCAGCGAATACATCGTAAGGAACGCTCATACTTTAGCCTCCTTATCTCTTAGTCATATCGTTCAATCAACTCTACTCCGAGAATTTCCTCAAGAGTGCGAATGACCTTGTTGGAGTCGATTACCTCATCGGCGATTAAAGTCTTTGCTCTAAAAGCAACAGCTTTTTTCTGTCCGTCAGAAAGCCCCTCAATAATCTTCTTGAGCTCATCGGGAGTTTTCTGGAAGATGGTATCGAACTCATCGATACTGATTGCGTTCTTGTAATATTGACCTACACCAAGGTAATCAATAACCCAAGCAAACTCGTCGCTGAACATAAACCAGTTCTTCTCAAAATACTTTTTATAAGTATTCTTTGCGTTACGGAGTTCGCGGAGTTCCATCTCTTGCTCGGAACCAAACTCGTTCCACTTGAATAGTTCGCCGGTCTTCTTACTCTTGTAGGTAAGTTTACCCTGATAACCGTTTAAGACGGTGACATATTGGGTGGGGTCAATTTCTTTTACCACGGGCTTTACAGCCTCGACGGGTTTCTCTATAATTTCGGGCTTTGTGGCAGGTGCGTCTACACGAGCCTTTTGGCTTGTGCTGGTCTTAGCAGTAGTGCCCTTAGCCTTAGAAGTAGTTTTATTAGCCATATCTTATTCCTTTCGTTCGTTAAACCTGCGGAGCCGTTAAGCCCCGCAGGTTATTAGTTAATTAGTGTCGATTACGCAAGCTCGTAACGACCGATACCAGAGTTGCCACCGGCAAGCACGATACCCATACCATACTTTTCACCGTAGAGATATTCCTGAGTGAAATCAGCATTGGTCATCGGGTCGCCCATAAGAACGATGGGGCTGCCTTCGTAAACAACCTTGATAGGCTTGTCGTCGCCAGCAATGATAGTAAGAATATTATCATCCATAACGAACTCAGTAGAGCCTACCTTATGGCGCTGAGGAGTTGCAACAACAGGAGTGCCGTAGAACTTACCAACATAACCGAAGTTATAGAGGTCGTTCTTAGCAGCATCAGAGTCGATAGCATCCTTGAGGGCGCGGAGAGCCTTCTTAGTACCTACGATAGTTGCAGCCTTGCCACCTGCGGCAGCCTCAACGTGAGAAATGAGGTCGAGAAGCTCGTCCTCGTCATAAGCACCTGCTTCGGGGAAGTATGTAACACCACCGAGCTGGTCAGCAGTAGCGCCAGTCCAGAGAGTGTAAACATCATTTAAGAGTTTCTGACGGAAAGACTCAGCCACCTTATTGATGAAGTGGTTGAAGTCAACACGACCAGCGAGAACGCGGTTGAGTTCCTCGTAAATTCTTACAGTCTTAAGAGATGTAGGAATAGCAGTCTCGCTTACTCCGCCGAGTCTCTGACGACGAACGCCCTGAGTACCGTCAGCGGTGTCAGCAACAATGAAGAGTTCGCTGTCTTCAACAGAGAACACATTTTGGTCGCCTTCAGCAACATTGCGGAAGTCGCAAAGAGCGTTGAAATATTCATCGCCCTGAAGACCCTCAACAACAGTAGCACTTAAAGTTACTTCAAGAAAAGAGAATAACTCAGGGCACTTGCCGTCGCGGATATCTTTATAATCTAAGTAAGTCTTGCCGTTGTTAACTTCAACAAGAGCCTTAGTGATTAAACTTTGAGAGTCGGCAATGGAGTAGTCCTTAACGCAACCTTTGTATGCGTCAACAGCAACTCTCGCAATTTTTGTCATATCAGTCATTGTATTTTAGCCTCCTTCTTTTAGATTAAGCCTTAGCAATCTGGATTACATAGTAGGTGTAACGACCAGCAATCTCGATTGCCTTACAAACACCAAGTCCAGTGCCAGCAGCGTCAATTTTACCATTTGCACCGATACCAACCTTGCCTTCCTCGGCAGGAACAGTACCGCCCACAAAACCTTCCTTAGTTACAGCGAAGAAGTTGCGGTTGCGAGGAATGTAAGCACGGATGGGCTTACCAGCCTCGTTGATGTAATCATCAAGATTACGAGCGCGGTCATCGTACATAACCTCAACACCAGCGAGGATTGCACACTCGTCGATGTTATCTTCGGCAGTAGCGAGAGTAGCCTTATAGATTTCACGCTCGCCAGCCTCTAAAGCACCAACCTTAACGATGGCGCCATTTTCAACGGCAATAGCATTGCCGTCAGCATCATAAACACGAACAGAGAGTAAATCAGCGCGCTGGTCAGTGCCGCTGAGGCTGTCTGTTCTAATAACGGTATATTTATTAGCCATTAGTTGTTACCTCCAATTTTTATTAGTTAATTTTTGAAAATCCGAATTTCTCGAACACACCGCCGTAAGCATCAGCATCGGCAGTCATATCAGTCTTCTCGACTTTAATCTTGGGTGCCTTGGGTTCGTGAGCAAACTTAGCTTCAGTACCTTTTCTGCCACGAATTGCAAAGCATTTCTCTTCAAGGGTCTCTAAATCGTACTCAGCACAATTTTCGCGGAGAGCCTCGAACGCCTCGTCACCAATCAAGTCCTCGAAACGAGCAAATAATTCATCACGCTTATTCTTCTGAATAGCGTTCTCTGTATCAGTCTTGAACTGACGAAGTTCACCAAGCTCTGTCTCCATCGACTCAATCGTGTCGGAGGCAGATTGGTATTTAGCTTCCAACTCGGTATTGTCGCGGAGCTTCTGCTCCATCTCAGAGAATACCTGTGCAAACGGAGAGGGCTGTTCGCCTTCATCGAAATCAGCGATTACATACTTCTTGCGTTTCTTGCTTTCGTAATCGATAACGATGGTGTCGCCGTTTGTGGAATATGTAAAGCCGTAAAGCAGCCAGTCTTCTGTATCCCAACAGTAAACTTCAGAAGCGTCGAAGTCGCAGTCAACATACCAATAACGAGTGCACTCGCCCCAGTCACGCTGTGTCTTCACAGACTCAAGGGAACGAACAAGCTCCTCAACGATATTGCTTGTGAGAGCAAACTTATCAACGGGTTCGCCGCCATCAGCTCCAGTGCCGTCACCAGCACCTTCTCCAGTGCCATTGTCAGCACCGCCATTCTGCATAGCCTCGAATTTCGCCTCGAGTTCCTCTAAAGTGAAATCTTCAAGAGAGAAATCAAGACTCTCAACATCGATGCCATACTTGGCAACCAATTCCATTTTCTTATCCAATACCTTTTCTCCTCCTTCCATCGAATAGTTGTTTGGGTGTGTATTGTCATCCTCTAATGAGGGTTTGACCAAATTAAAACTTTCCTTTAGCTCCTGCATCATTTCAGTAAGCTGTTGTTTGAAATCTTGTTTAGAGAACACCTCTAAAGACGAACCTTCAAAACAGGGTTCGACACCAATAAGCGCGAAAGCGGTAAATTCAAAGTCGTAAATATGATAGATACCATCAATCATTTCGCCATCTTTAACGGTGATTTCCATAGAGTGCGCGGTCACGCCGTCCTCTTTAATCTTTTTATAGGCTTCCTGTCGTTTCCAAAGTAAGACTTCGACACAGAGATACTCGTTTACTGAGCCGTCTTCCTCTTCAAATTCACGCCATTCCCAGTGTGCTGACTCAGGAATAACGCCGACAGGAGTTGTTTGGTTGATAAGTCGCAAATTTCCATCGGCATCGCGTACTAACTCCATATCGTGCCCGCCGAGACTATCTGTCTCACGGTCGTAATGACATACGACTGGACAATTAAAAAGCGTTTTTACACAACGCTCGATGTCCGACTTGGCAAGAAATGTGTTGTTGCGGTTTTGTCCGGGGTAGCAAACCTTCAAAAATCCACTATCAAAAGACGAGTTGATTTCGCACAACCTTGTCAGAGATGATGCAAAAGTCAAGTTTAATACCTTGCTCACTGTAACCATCTCCTTATATAGAAAATCCCACACGAGTTACCGTGTGGGTTAGAATGTGATTGTATCCGTGAGTAAATGGATAACTTCACTGAATGTAAAATTTACAATTTCTTGGTTATGAAAAGCAAAGATATTATTTTGCTCATCGAATTTTACAGGGATAAGACCCTGCGCCAAGAGTAAGTCTCTCGATTTTTCATCGAAAACATAAATAAACTTCTTATCCATTTTCACTTACCCCCAATCGTCACCCTGTTCGCGTGTTTGCTCGCCAGAGTCCGTTAAGTCTCCCGCTTCTTTTGTGGGCGCGCCACCCTCATCGGTAGCACCTTTGCTATCATCAGAGGCTTTGCCAGAACTCATTTGAGTGGAACTTTGTAAGGGTTTAAACATCTTATGTAATTCAAGCACTTCGCCCTCGAGGAAGCTCATACAATCCATCTCGGATTGTCCAAGTCCTTGAGACGCACAATAGTAAGAAACCATCGGGATGCCGTACTGACAAGCCTTAAGGTATGCCTCTCCGACTTCTTTACGGTTGTAGGGACTACAATCAAGGAATGTAACCTTGAAGTTCTTACCATAACCCTGTGCTTGAATAAAACGATTTATCATATCCTCAACGCTTTTAACAACTCCGTATGTAATTGCTTGGTCAGCCTTTACGGAGAGAATTAAAGCGTTCGCCGATGCCTTTTCATTATTGAAAAGTAAAGAAGAAACACCAGCAGCAGTGAATAAGTTTTGCTCTGCTTCTGCAACCGTGTCCGTATTTCCAGTATTGGAATGTTCAAAACTGATTTTATTTAACGGCATAGGTGTTAATACTGAACCAACCTCTTCTGGTAAAACAGAGTCAAGGTTACGCCAGAAATCCTTTGCTTTCTCGAGGTCAATTTTCCAAGTACCATCGTCTTCCATAGGAAGTGTCATAGATACCATCGCATAATTCTCTAAAGCAGTTTTAGTTTCCTTTAACTGCTTATAATCCTCGATGTCGTAAATCTCTCGTAAGAGACCGGCGAACGGAGGCACAGCATAATCCATAATATCGTTGTTGCATTTAATGGCAAACGAGGTGGGAGCATCTAACTCAATCCACTTATTCGTTCTGTTACTCTGATATGTTCTATACTTTTTAGAAAACTCGGCAGGATAAAACTCTAATAATGTACTATGAGAGTCGAAATAAGAGAAATCGAATGTAACATTTGCTACATTACCCTCAATAGTAGAAATTGAGCAATAATCACTCGGCAACTGCTGTATCGTAATACTGTCGTTAGTTACCCATAAAGTGCCATAGAAAACATCTTCGCGTAAGCACACGGTAACAATTTTCGGTATCTGAGTTTTAACAGACATAGCCGATAATGTATTAAGCACTTTACGATAGTTTCTACTAACAGATTTGATATTTGCAGTTTTGGGGTCGAGCTTGTAAGGAGAGACTACATAAGATAGGTCTGTAAGACCGGCAAAATATTGGATAAGTCTTCGGAAGTGAGGACTTGCGCCGTAGATATAAGTTACAGCCTTTCGTAGCTGCTTCTCGTATGTATACGGGTTAGCAAGATACGAAGTGATGTCGTCTTTCGTATATAAAGAGAAAGTTGGGGTGCTTGTGTTATTATTAAGGTCTCTTGTAATCAGCTTATTTAAAGCAGCAAATTTACTCGAAATCCCAATATAACCCTCTAACCCCGTGCTCTTCTTGATTTCATCAGCACCAAGGTGTTGTAGTTTTTCTGCCATTTATCTTATTCACCGCCTTTCCTTTATAATTGGGTGGCTTAATCACAAATGTTTCTGAAGCACTTGCGTTCATACTCATACGCTTGCTTAATTTATTTTCAAGTTGTGTAGCCACATAATAGTTGTATGATAGACTGGAATAACGGTCTTTTCTCATTCCAGATTTCTCAAATATTTTTATCTTTCCGCCAGACTCTTCGTGTTGGAGTTTTGTAAGTTCATCAATCAATAAGGTTGTATGGATATACGGAAGTTTAAAATAGAGCTTCTCCTCGGGGTTTAACGAATTATACCCTTTGATACCCTTAAGCAATTCTTCTGCGTCATACTCAGTTGCGAGCAATCTCATTCTTCCGCTACGGAAAGCTTCGCGCAATAAGAAAGCACAGTCTGAGTTAAACTGTGCGCTTGCTTTGATAGCCCATATTACTTTTTCTGCACCCATAACCGTACATCTTGATGCCATTTCTGGATTATTGCAACAAGAGATAGCGGGATAGATTTCGCCAGTTTCGGGGTCAACAATATCTCTCGATAGGCAGTCGTAAACGCCGAGACCAAGACCCGTAGTATCCAGCACAAGATAGTCACAAGCAAACTCATCAAATAATTTTCTGATAACGAGAGCTTGGTCATCTGTGCGTAAACCTTCGTGTGTATCCGCATAGACAATATTGCTCACATAACGACCAACCTTTGACGGCATAAGTTGGTTAATAAACACAGCCGTGGCGTCGTTGTTATTTTTCTTACTTGACATAAGCGCAATATCGGCGGATAAAATACGAACCTCTCCGTTTTGTTTGGGAGGTATTTTTAATTGGTTTGTGCTAAGTTTGCTGGATAATTTATCTGGCAACATAGGGTACTTAATTCTTCGGTTTTTAGATATGGAACTAAAATCAAAGAACGCATCCTCTTCGGAGCCATACCACATCGCATCCATTTCCATAGACCACTTGATTTCGCTGAAATCACTTTCAGCCATTTCATCGGCGACAGCCTCTGGGTCAAGTAACCCTTCTTCGACCGACAACTGATACGGGAAACCACAAATAAATTGCTTCTTTCCATCCTTAATCATAGCGTCATAGGTATCTACGCACTTTAAATAAGACCAGTGGTCTTTAAAGAACGCACTCGTAAGATACAATGTTAAGTTCTTTTCCTTGGCATACTCACGCTTTCTTTCGGCATCTGTAAGCTCGGAATAACGAGGCATACGGCGTAAGGTCAAGAACTTTCTAAGTACGGTATCAATAGTGTCTTTAGAAATAAGACGATACTCGTCGAGCAGTAACACATTACAGCGATTACCACGCGCACTATCGGAGGCGGTAACAACCTTGATAACACTTGTATTAAAGAATACAATTTGTGCATTAGTACCGTTAACCTTCGATTTCTTCTCGTCAATTTCCGCACGCAATTCTGGAGATATTGGCATAAGCTCAAACATTATCTTTTCAAGAACATTGATTGCCTGTCCTCGTGTACCAGACGCGATACAAACTTTTGTACCGGGATACAGAATACATCTTATAACGCAATAGATTGCACTCAGGAAGGTTTTACCCAAACCACGACACGCAATCAAAACGAAGATGTTACTCCAGAACATCATCACTAAGAGGAATTTTTGGAACCGCCTAAGCTTAAGATGTAAGTAATCCTTAGCAAACTCATCGGGGTTTTCACGATAAAATGAACCCCAATAAGCAGCGCCCGCCATTACTTTTTCAGTTCTGGTCACTCTTTATCGTCTTCCGTTCCTTCTGAATAAGCGTCGATAAGCAAAGACTCATCGTCTTCATCGTCGTATTCAGGTCGTTCAACGCGAAGTCTACCGATTTCCTCTTCATATAAACGGGTGTATCCGTTTTTGATGCCAAGCATCTTGCAGAGATGTCCCATCCAAGTAAACATATATTTCTTGGTTCCGTTGACATCTTTGAGGTCTTCATCGACTTCTGGGAGAGGTCTTAGATTTTCATAGCGGTATAACCATACACCCATAGGTGTATTGGCGAGAGACGCATCTAAATCGTCTTTCTTTTGTGCCGGTTTAAGATTAGCACCGCCGAGCACGTTGTTAAGAGCATTAACTAATTTGTCAATAGCTTTACCCTCTGCACGAGCACGGTTAATGTCAATCTCAAGATTACACGCTTGTCTTATAAGCGTCTCAGTTCCGATATCAAGGTTCGTACCCTCGGGAAGCCTTGACATCCAGTATGCTCTTCTTTCTTCGAGTTCTTGGTACATTTCGGGTGTGTATCCCGAACCCCAGAAAGCTCTTATCTCGTCCGTTACCTCAAAATCACCTATGGGTTCGATTGTGGCTACGGGCTCTACTATGGTTTCGGAAGGCTCTTGGTCTGGAGCATCAAAAGACCATAATGTGCCTTCTTCAGATAATGTATTGTCATAGCTTTTACCTAAGTAAGATGTAGTGTTGATTTTAGATATGTAATTAGTCATCATTGTTCTTGTTGTCGCTTTACGCTCGACAACCTCATATACAGACTCACTCCAGTATAGGTCGAGTTTTCTACATACCTGTCTAACCGCCATTTTTGCATCATTACATTGTGCAAGATAGGTGTTATATATATCATCAATACAATCCTTACAATAAGGTGTGTGTCCTACACCCTTGTTTAGTGCGGAATAATTCACCGGAAAAAAGCCTTTGTATCGACTATATTCCTTACCGCACTTAAAGCATTGGGCTTTAGCAGAACTAACATCAAGTGCCATTGTTACTCACCGTCCTTATCGGATAGGGAGTCGGTTAATGACAACTCATATAATTTAGCGGCGAGTTTTAAACTATTACCAGACACAAATTTAGGCACATATCTTGCTTCAATATCCACCCACTCATCCGTACCAACCTTTTTGGTTTTACGGGCGGCGCGGTGATGTAAGCCGAGTGTACCGAACCCGTGCAGCGTAACCTCTTCGCCGTGTTTAATAGCATCTTCAACTACCAACAAACAAGCATCTAAAATTAAGGCGACATCGCCCGAATTGAAAGACACTTCCTTATCTGTTTTACGAACTATAAAATCCTTCTGATTACCCTCGTCATCAGAGATATGGAAGACTTGTTTTGGGGTTGAAATCTTTTTAGCAACGCCGTTGTTTTGCAATACAGATACGACGCGACTAATTAAATCCTTTTTAGTCATAAGCACTCCTTTTCTCCGTTATTGTGCTCTCTGAGACATATATTCATTAAATTTAGCTCTTGTGATATTCTTCACTCCATATATGTTGTGAAAACTACCTTTGGCTCTAATATCGTGACAGTTATAGCACAGTGTGATACCGTTATTAACATCGTATCGGAGACTTTCATTTTTAGCAAAACCGTCAAGATGATGTGCTTGAAGAGCCACAGGATGCCCTTTGCGGCTTTTATCTCCGCAACATTGACACTTATATCCATCTCGTTCAAAAACAGCTTTACGCCATTTAAGATACTCGGAACTCTGTCTTGCTCTTGTACGTTCGGGGGTGATAAAGCCACTCCAATCGTTGATGTCTACGCCTTGATATGTAGCTGAGGATTTGACGCTTCTTTCTTGAATAGCTTGTTCATCATACAAATGTGCTGATGTCTTTTTGTAGTATTCATCGTCTTGCCATAGTTTCAACCTGATATCAGACATAGTTTTTTGATTGTCTGGATTACTCCACCATAACTTTCTCAGTTTTGCCGGTGGTATAATTTCTATACCATATTGCCCCATTAACTTTGTAATAGTATCAACACCTACACCCGGATACATTGTGGCGATTTTGCCAATCCCACAAGCCTCTTGATGATGTAGTTTGATTAACTCCTCTTTAGTTGGGAGTTTAGGTATTTTTGGGGTCTTACGTATATCATATCTCTTGAGATACGTTTCAATGGTGTTATGCGAAACACCACACTCTTCGTGAATAGATTTGATGGTTCTACCAAGCGTAATATATTGCTCAAACAACCAATCTCTATCTCTAAATTTTGTTGTATTCATATTACTCCTTCCTTGTTGGAAGGAGTGGAGAACAGCCACTCCTCAAGGTGCAAACAGAAATACAGTCTGAAGCACATACTGTTTATAATGAATTTAAACCATTTGTTGCCGATACGTTAATTTCGCCGTCTTTGAAATACATACCTATTTGCTCGTCGGCTTCTATATCGGTATAAATTTTACACATATCAGCAGACTCCCATCCGACAATTTGTGTAATTACATTATCTGGAATACCAGCCTTCGCCAAGCTTGTCGTGTGGTAGTGCCGAAGACTATGCAAATACATATCTCGACCGCTTAATCTCGTGTAAGTATTAGCAAAACTATTTGCTGTAGAAATCGGCATTGGCTCACTCGGATTATTCTTGTTAGGGAATAACCATTCACTTTCGATACCAAGACGTTTTCTTTCTTCTAACCACATATCAAGATATGGTTTAAATTTATTCGCAAGTGTGTAACAGTTAATATACTTGCCAAGACCACGACCCTTTGTTTTCAACGGGGCGCTCTTGTATAATGCACCATCGCACACCAATTTATCGTCATCAAAATCAGATACCTTAAAAATACAAAGTTCCGCCTTACGACGACCGCTATACATACCTAAAGCAAGGTAGCACGCTTGTTCGTATTTTTTCTTTTCAACCAATATATTTAGTAAGTTCTCGAGTTCCTCATCTTCCCAAACGGTCTTTTCGCGCACGGGTCGATTTACGGGGTTCTCAACCTTGTTAACGATATTTCTGAAATTTGGATACTCGTCGTCTAAAACATTGCTGATATAATTACTTAAAGATGACAACGAAGCTTTTAACCTACGAATTCTTGCAGGGCTGTTTTCGTTGTTATTCAGCAACCAATTTTGATACGCAACGATATTACGCTTTGTCCAATTTACGAAGTACGCATTATGGTTGTGTTCTAAACACCAAGCAAATGCAATTTGAATATCGTTGTAATATCCTCGAATTGTTGTTTCACTACGCTGAATTGAACGCAAATAGTCTACAAAATCAGCGAGTAATTGTTTATTCTCGGCTGAAACTTGCGCCCATATTTCTGGCGAAGTAATCGAATTCATTTTAGTAGCACGCGCCATAACGCAAGTCACCTCCTTATATAATAAAAGGAGTCAGACGCATCCGACTCCTTTAGGTGTAGTCCGCAGACATTCACCGCAATTCCGTTATTCTATTTTTAGAGAAATATCATAATGACAGATAATTCCCTTGTCGGTACAAACACACACCATCTGTTCCGGCTGTCCAAAAATACGCTTTTGAACACAGTATGGGTCAACGCCTAAGAACGAACCAGCCATAATAGTTTTGATACCTTGAACAGTATCAACTTTATTATGGTGCATATGACCCGACAACACGCCGTATAACTGTACGCCGGTCATAGTTTGTAGTGCTTGTACTTTTGCAGGAGAACCATCGAAGTCTCCGTGCACACCGCAGTATTTTTGCCCGCGAATATCTATAAGATACATTGTTGGGTCAATGCGGCTATCAGTGTCAATAAAGATATTGTCAAAATTCTGAAGTCTTGCAGATAAATACCAATCAATCAGGTCATCAAGCCTTTCTTCAATTAACGCATTATCCTTATTCTTTTCAATACGACTGTGATTACCAGAAACACTCACAAATCTTACGGTTTTGAAGTGTTTGCTTAATTCTGCGAGGAATTCAGAAATCAACTCCGAAACACCCATAAGTTGAGAAATAGTATTTTCCTTGTTTGTAACTTGGATACTATTATGGATATAGCCAGATATAGCATCACCATTTTCCCAAACAATACAGTTTTCGCTTCTATGTATTTCCGCAATATGTATGATGTTATCGAGATATAGATTAAGCATTTCTCGACAAATATCCGAATTGTATGTTCCCCAATAATTAGAGTGGGTGGCACCGTAGTGCATATCGTTTAAACTAACAAGCAAGTCATTGTTTGAGGACTCTATATTATTAGGAGTATAGTTTAAAGACGGAAGATTGCCTTTTTGGATTTCGTCTATTAAAATCTCATTTAGCTCCTCCTGTCGCGAACGCTCTCTAACAATTTTATTAAAAGCATTGCGTTGGTCGTAAAACTTTTGACGCTCCTTGCGAAGCTCTATCATTTTGATGTCAAGCTCGCTTAAAATTTCATCACTTTTAATCGTGCTTACTCTCTCAGCGTCTAATAGTTCCAATGTTCTACGACTACCGTACAACATTCGACGAGCAACATCGCTTGAATATGATTGTCCATAGACTAATTCTGAAAGTTCGGTATAGTCCATATCTGCGAGCGTTTTATCTACGAGCTTACCATAGACCAGTCTTTTATGATAGTCTAAGGCAGTTTCGTTAGGATTTCGCTCTATTTGTATGTTCTCCAGCCCCTTTCTTTACCGCCTTATTGCCCTGATTACGAACTTCATCAAGGTATCTCATTACACCCTTGGACTCCTCGCAATAGTAACGATGGCGCTTAGATTTCTGCTTCATTGTTCTAACGATATGAGCCTTCGGGAAACGCTTTACAATAGCTTCTTTTTCTTGTTTAGAAATAGCAATCATTTATTTAATTCAATCCTTTTCTTCAAATTATTTTTACGGGTATTCGCAAGTAAATCGCAAACTTAAAGTACCGTTATAGTTACCAGACACAATCGTATCTCCGTTTAATGACACTGGGCATCCAAGTTCAAACTGGCAATATTCAGACGGATATTCAGACCCTTTAGTGCTGTGGAATTTATGTAATAATTTGGTGTCTGAGTCCATAGCTCCATTAGCGGTTGATATTACTACAGAAATTGCGTTACCGCTGCTATGGTAATCATCCGCATATAATGTAATACGACTTTCATCATCCGCATTTGTGACATAACAACTCAACGCATAGTTGGAGTCAAAATTTGACATATCTGCTTCAATTTGATTTGGCTGATTAGTCATAACAAACACGGGGACGCGGACGCTATATGTGCTATAAGCATAATGTCCCACACCTACATCAACAAGATAATCTTCACCACCAGCGACATTGAGCGTACCGCTATCAACCTGAGCACTTGCGGTAATGGTCATAGGTACAATAAGTAATACCATACATAACAAAATTGCTAAAAACTTTTTCATATATTACACTCCTTTTATTCTACTAACGACCTAATCTCTATCGGGAATTCATATCTCGTTAGAGGGGTGTGTTGGTCGTCTAATGTGCAACAGGTATATACCATTAAGGCGTTCTTGTATACTCCAGATTTCAAGGTTGTATTAAACCTGACATTCGTCACTATATCTGACGGATAAATGTAATCTGACGTATAAAGTTTTGTGCCGTCGCCGAGATATATCTCAACAATAAATACATACTTGTTATCTGACGGGTTGGAGATATTCAGTTTCTGTGATAGCGTGTTACTTTTAACTACGATACCTGTAACGGCGGGAATTTCCACGCTATTAGCTTGTGAATTAGGTGAATATCCGTTGTCGTTATTAAACTGTATATCTGGTAAATTAGGCTTGCTGTAATTACCGCCCGAATTACTGCATCCTTTTAATGCAAAAATCGCTATGATAGCCATTATTAGCAGTGCAAAAACTACGATAGCTACCTTGATTTTCGAGTCGCGGAAAAACATTTTTGATATATTTCCTTTCATTATAGTATTTCCTTAAATGGGCTAAAAACCGTTGCAACGCAACGATTATTAGCCAATCTCATTCTCAACAAATTCAGTTAGAATTTTGATGTAATTGTTCTTTGTGTCTAAATCTCATAACAGAATTTACCCTTTGTTGGATATCTATTTCTATAGCACAATTCTGACAATACTTTTGCTTCCAAGCCGAATTCTTGTTTTGAGGATTATTTATCTTGGTTGTGAGACCGCAATTTACACATTCAAAATACGGTTCACCGTGGTATTTAAGATATTGATACCCAAGATTGCGGAAGTCCGAAACAGTCATTACGATATCGCCATCCTCAATAAAACACACCCTAACATTCGTATTATCCACACGACGCGAAAACTGGATTAAACCCAACTCATTTAGTGTATAATACATTAAACTTTGTCTTTTGATTGAGGTTTTAATATTTGCCATACTCATAATATCGCTATCCTTATTATTAACCCAACTATCACAATTAGGATTAACGATATTCCAATACTTAGCGAGACAAAGGAGCGTAAAAGCAAGACGGCGAACTTGTTTACCCTCTAACGCATCAATTTTTGCCATTTCTGGCGCAGTTATATGTATATTATCAATTTGAATTGCATCGTATTTCAAAGCACGATTAAGCGCGAGCTCAAGAGTATCTGACCATTTAGGGATAGAAGCCGTAGGTTCACATTGTAATAAAAACTGCTCTATCGCTTTGCGAGTATCCTTCTTACCATAATCGTGGTCTAAATAATATCTCGCAACTCGGCTTAGTGTCTCGAAAGGTTTTTGTCCAAGAGTGCGGGTTTCCAATTTTTCTTTAGCCCACTCGTGTTCGTTTAAAACAATAGTCATTCATCCACCTCGAATTCAGTAGTTTCGACAATAAATTTATTACCGCAAAACTCTATATCGCCGTCGCAGTCGAGTGTGGGATATGAAATTTTGTTGTCGTTCTTAATAAGCAAATTATGTATAATTTCCGAGCCACACATATTCCAAGCAAATCTTTTTGTGGAACTTCTTGTGTAGCAAATATCAAGAATAATGTTACAAAGCATACTTGCGTTAGGACAGATTTTGTAACACTCCTTGCGAAACTCGTCATTCATTACAGATAATGTCGCAAACGAGTCGCAATCATCAATTCGTTCGTAATCCGCGAAAATTGCGTAATTCACTAAGCGCTTGTTATAATCATCATACAGACGCTTAATCGAATTAAACTGCTTGGTTGTGTATTCGTCTTCACTCCTCATAATAGAGTAATCGAATTTAATAGCAGAGTTATGCTTACCAATATGTCCGTCGAACTCGTCCTCAAATCGCCAACATATCTTGTTCATAACGCAAGCATTGATACCTACCGGCATACGAAAATCATAATACCTTAAGAACTCTTTTTGTCGGTCGGTTTGTTCTTTTTCTGGAATTGCCTTCAACTCAGCAACGGTCATTTGAAACTCTCGTAAAGCGTTCTTATCTGTGTTTTTAATGTAAGTGTTATACTGCTTGCTTAACATAGGATAGATATAGCGCATAAAGTAAGGTTTTTTATCGGCAACAATATTGCGTTGGAATTTGGCATCACCCTCGCTCTTGTTGGCGGCGTGTCGGTCATACCATAACCTCGGCATAGGCTTGCACACAATTCCCTTAGCTTTGTCAATCGCATTTTGTTGATATAACTGACCGCATCGAATACGATACGACAGAGTATCATATTCCTCTGACCCTTTTTCAAAACGAGCACGAACCTCAAACATAGAGGTAATCCAGTTTGTAGTCTGACCAATGTCATTGCCAAAACTCTCGATATTGGAACGAATGAAATCGTCCTCAGTCGGTACTCTCTTTGTGGCTCGTCTCTGGGCGCACATCAGCGCAGGTAAAGGCTGGAGTTTATTTACCAATACCTTATTATCGGTGAGCATCACGAGGTCTCCGTCGAAGTCGCAACCGTTTAAAGCACTCGCGGCGGTATCCCAAGAATTGAAAATCGTACAAGTAGTCATATACTGATACCAGTAACGAACTTGCTCATTATCAGCAGGTCTCACCAAACGGATATTGTTGTGACAGGTCATAGGTGCTCTGAAACACGCAAGTCTGTCTGCTCCGTGGTCAGCCCAATACTGATTATAAATCTCACCGTCTTTTAATAATCCGGTAAGTTCGAGACCAAAGATACTCTGACATAAGGTATAGGGGTCGCCAGATACGATTGAGTAGTTTCCGTGAACTTTAAGTACGCCCACCTTAGCCTCGTTAATACGATTACGGATTAACTGATAAATTGTGCTTTGGACAAACGGGTCGTCAACCATTCGCGGGTCAATCATAATAGCCTTAATAAAGTCATCATCGATGCGACCAATATTATCCGCGTTAAGACCGGCACCCTTTAAGAAAAGAACAGTCTTTCTCCAGTCACCGCCAAGCACATCTTTTATCTCGTTCATTGTCGGTGAAATCAACTCTTCGATGTCGTTATCATCGAGGTCATAACTTTGGATGAACTGATAGTTAAGATTACGCTCTGTCTCAAGTTCTTTCGGACAAGTCTTCGCTATACCGAATGTGTATCCATTCTCTATGGATTTATTTATGTAATCTTCGCAACTCTCATAGGAGTCCCAAAGTTTTACCATTGATGTAGTGAGTACGAGTTCGACATTACGAATATCAACTTCGTTACCCCAAGCATCTTTAACTATGTATTGCTTTGCTACCTTATCAGCAAAATCCACGAAGTCAAATGTGAACACCATACCTTTCTCAAATGAGAAACGAGTGTTAACACCGCTGACTCTGTAATCAAGCCCAAGCTCTTCACTCCACTTGTCTGCAAGGCTCGGGAGCATAATACCGTATCCGTCCGATGCGTCCATTTGAATTTTCTCATTCTTACGCATCTCCATAACGGGTTCTCCGTCGCCCTCGTCTGTGAGATAAATGATGTCAGATAAGAATTCCGTCTCGCAGTCATCAACCACTAAAATACCGTTAGGTAAAGATACGGGCGTGGACGCGCTACAGGTAAGAGCTTTATAAGCTTCTAACTTTGCAGGCACAAGTTCCGCATCAGGATTTCTACCGTTGTCAATTCTGCGTCGTAACTCATCGGCGTGTTTTTCACTCACGAAAACAATGGTACTGTTTTTGATACCGCCATTAGTTCCGAGCAGTCGTTTGTATTTAATACCGTTAATACTGAAACCTCGGCACGCACGGTAGTAGTCTTTTTCTTTATCGATAATCAAGCACATATAGTCTGGTTTGTACTGAAGTTTATCGAGTTTAGTATATAACTGCTTAATAACTCTACGATTTTGGACATTGTTTGGCTCTTTTCTAATACGCTTGATTTCCTGCTTAATCTCTCGCGCCTGTCTATCCGCATCGGTAATACCATTCAGTTCATCAATCCATCTAAGCACTTGGCTATCCGCCAACGAAATTACTTCATCGTTTCGTCTGGCTTCTTCGATTGGTAAAGTTAGCTTCCATCTTTCCTTACGCAACCGACTACTGTGTATCTTATAGATATACTTTTGACACACCAACTGTTTCGATATAACAGTCACCCCATTTCATAAAGATTATATAATTTGCTTGACCTTGTATAATTAACAATCGCGGTCTTCTATGTATTCAAAAAAATCTCTACGGAACTCTTCGCGTCTTTGTTCGATTAACTCATCGATAGAAGCGTCTTCCGCATCATCGCCGATAGGGGCGTAATTATCGCAAACTTCGTCCTCTGAACAGAAGTCATTATAGTAGCAGTATTTGCAGCTCTTATCACTCAACAGTATTTCCTCCTTTACTCGTTGTTTCAATCCAATTTGTGAGTATCGTTCTCATACGTTTACTCGGTATGTATAAGTTTACTTTCTCTCCGTCACGAATTGCACTTCTCCAAATCCACTGCACCATAATAGAGAGAGCGTATATATCTTCGTCAACTTCGATGCCGTGTTTTTGGTAAAACTTTTTCTCATTGACGTTCATAAAGATATTAACTAAATACACGAGACAATCTCGTGTCTTATATTTGTTTGTAGCCTTAGAGTTAAAGGTTAAAAATCCTTTAGTATATCCTTTGCCCTTAACCTTACTAAAAGCGCCATTATATGTAGCCCACAATCTTCGGTCGGCGGGTATATCTTTGTAAATGTTGTTATAGTAATTATAAACATTCTTTTTTAATTGGTCGGAGTTACCTTTATCTTTATCGTACCAATTCTTAGATAAAGCATAATATCCGTCGCCAATACCATTGATTTTTGGATTATCAAGAATGTTTAACATATCACCCAAATGTGAGACATATTCAGGTGTGTACCCCGGCGGTTCACAAAAACGGAAGCCAGTACCACCGTCTGTTTTTTCGATACCGATGTACTCATACGGTATCTCATACATCTCCATAAAGTGATGCAGACTTTGCCCCTCGAACAAATACGTAAGAACAAACACATCCTTGAATGAGGTTAATAGGTCGGGTGGTAATGCCCAATAAAATAAGTTCTCATTGCCGTCGTCAATACGCATTAACTCTCTTGACCTCATAAAGTAAAACAGTTCGGTAAATGCCTTGCCTGTATAATCTTTGTCGGTCATTGAATAGATACCATCTTTCTCTGTAATGTACCCACCATCCAATGCTACCTGTAAATCACCGGGTGAGAAATCACACACCTCGAGAACGTCAACATTTTCATCAATAATCAATGTATATTCCTGTTTACGAATGTTCTCCAGAACCGCAGGTGTGTAGTTCTTAAACGCTTGGTGAGTTGTGGTGATATTACGACCTTCCTCAATAAGTGCGGCAGTATGAACGTACTTTTTGTGTTGGTACTTCTCAAACTTATTGCTTGGCTCTACAAACCTTAACTGAGGGCACCCCTGTTTAATACGAGCCGCTTCGTCCAGATACGGAGTTATGTATATGAATTTATCATCGCTATGTTCGTTCATATATGCTATCGCGGACTGGCTCTTTCCTGTGCCCATAATCGCATCACAAACCCTAATCAAATTAACCACCTCCAGATGAAAGAAAATTTAAGTATATTTATCATCTCCTTTATAGATGAAGTTTACGACTTTTAAAGTGTCTGATTTTTGATTTTACGACCACAAAGGTAGTAAAATTTTTCAGAAACCCTTTATTTATGCGGGTTTCCAGCCTCGTCCTTAAAAGGAAATAAGGAACGATAAAAATAACCTGTTTTAAACAATAATGGGTATATGGAAAGCCTCGTGAATTAACAGGCTAAATCTTCGTATTCTTCGATGGAGCTATCAACCAGATATGAGTGTCTTGTACTTCCAAGGTTGAGATTACGATATGCTTCTTCGATTTCTTCGTTGGTGATACCGATATAGTCCAAGGTCTGAACGGGACTGGAGTGGTTTAGCATCTTTTGTAAAAGAAGAAGCTTTCGGCTATCATTATGACTCATAAGCATTTGGTGATAACAGAATGTCTTTCGTAATGTGTGAGACGAAACACGAATGTTTAAGTTCATCTCGTTGGCAATATTCTTTAAAATACAGTTAATGGACTGAACTCTTAAAGGCTCATTAACATTACTACCATTTCGAGAAATACTACGGAACATAAAATCACTCAATCGTACATTTGGCGTATTCTCCAGATAGAGAGTTACTGCTTCAATAACAGCGTTGTTAATAGTAATGTGTCTATTCTTTCTTCTTTTACGAGTATTACGAGTCTTCTTTTCAAATACTGGGAAACTATCTCTAAAAGTGAGATTTTCATTTATAAGGTTGGAGAACCGTAACATTCGTAAATCACTCACTCTGAGTCCAAAGTTAATACCAACAATGAAAAGCATATTGTCTCTATATCTCTTTTGAGAAATCAAATGCTTTGAAATTGCAATAATGTCATCCATATTCTTGATAGGTTCAGCATCGTGTTCTACTGCTAATTCTTCATTATGATTTTCAACAGCCGGTGCTATAAGACCTGCCTGAAGTTTTCGTTCATTTCTCCTTAAAGCAGACACATCGATAATGTTGCTTCTGGAATAATCAAGTTTTAAAATTGGCATAGTATCTTCCTTTACAGATAATATAGTTATTTTGATATGAGGTAAATAAAAGGAAATTCAGATAATATAATTTCCTTTACTGTATGATTATTATATCATAAATACGGGTAATCTGTCAACAATATAAGGGTAAAACTTGAATTATTTTTCAAAAATTTTGAACCTTATCAAAACTCGGTAACTATGGTGGTTTTGGATAGATACATAGTATGAAAACGACACATTTGATGTATTGAAAACATCGGTGGTTATCGAGGAATTAAGCGGACAAAATGGGTGAAATTGAGGTTTTATAGGATTTTAAAAGACGAGCTGGGAGAAAAACCGACTTCCACTGTTTCATAAACTGCAACCGCTAAAAATACCATAACTACCGCCATAACATTCAAAAGGTATAAAAATGAATGTTTGCAAGTGCATATAAAATCAATCTTTTGTGTAGTGTTGTAACCTTTTTACGAAAAGTAAAATAATTTGCTTGACAAATCAAAAATAATATGGTATATTGAAATAGCCGTAAAACATAAACGGCTATTTGTTGCAAGTGTATCAACACTATAACTTGAAATAAATGTAAGGGAGTAAAACACAAACAAAAGCAACAAAACAAATTATTTTTTAAGGGAGTAAAACACAATGAAAACAAATTCAAGCATTAAAACAAATTACGAAAAAAGAATTGAAAAAGCAAAAGAACAAAACGAAAAAAGAATTGAAAAAACAAAAGAACAAATTGAAAAAGTAATTGTTATTGATACAATTACAAATCAAGTTGCAAAACAGTTGATACAAACAATAAAAGATACTAAAAGCAAAGACAACGAAAAAGTTGCTAATAAATTATACGAGTTAGCAACAATACAAATTTGTTCTAAAATCAAGCATATAAACAACGACAAAAACACATACAACAAAAATAATGATGAATTGAAAAAAGATATTGTTATGTTGATGTTAGATGAAGAATACACGCCAACAAAAGAAGATAAAACAAAATATCAAAAAGAAATAACATTTGCAAATGGTATAAAAACAAATAGACTAATTAAAAGAATAGAACAACAATATGAAACAAAATATAATAAAGAAGGTGAAAAAATAACTGTTTGTAAAGATTTAGACATTGTAAAGGGTTGTTATGATGAATTAACTAATTTAGCAAAATATGAAAAGGGATTTGATTTACTACACGAAACAATTTGTAAAACATTATATTTAATTGATATTGAATTGCAAAAAATAAATTATAACTATAATGAATTAGATATAAATATCTTATTGCAACCATATCAACAAGTTATATTACATTCAACAACATACAAAAACACAAACGAACAAAAGCCAAAGGAATTTTGGAAATATAAAACAACAAATCATTTAAAAGAAATAAGTTTATTTATATCGCAATACATAACAAATCAAAAAGCCGTTAGAACAAACGAAAAAAGTTATCATTCGTTAGAATGTGAATTAAACGGCATTAGTTATGAAAAGTATGTTGCAAGTGATAAAATCGCAGTTGATGATGGAGAAATACAAACAACAAACATCACTATTCAAGAACAAATTAAAAGCATTATTCAAAAAGCAAATTTTACAAAAAATCAAGCATATATTTTTAAATGGTATATGTGTAACGGCAAAACAAAAGAACAAATTACACATACATTAAAAATTAGTGATAGTTATTTTGACCAAACAGTTGCAAAAATTCGTGAAAAAATAGTTGATACAAACATTTTTAACGGCATCACAAAAGAACAAATACAAAAGCCAAACAACGAACAAAAACAAAAACAAATAAATTGTTATAAAGTTGATAACGGCAATAAAGAATTTATTTGTTGTTTTGATAGTTTAGGCTTAGCAAGTGCAACACTTAAAATTGATAAAGGTAATATTTCACGAGTTTTAAACGGCAAATTACAACAAACAAAAGGTTATATTTTTGAAACTGTATAATAAATAATATAAACAAATTGCAACGGGCTTTTTAGTCCGTTGCTTTTTGTTTTGGATAAACAACACGAGCAACGGCAAAAACAAGCCGTTGTGTAGTGTTGTAACCTATTTGTTGCAAGGGTGAAAAACACGAGCAACGGCAAAAACAAGCC